TACGGAGATGGAATAAGTCAATTTAGCTAGAAAAAGGCTAATGGTTATGGTAGGTTACAGGTCTAAGAAATTATTAGCTGATAGTAGATTAAATATGCCTAAGAAAACTAAAATACATCAGACAGCGCCAGATGCCCCTTTGGATGGGGGTGAACCCATTGTTGTCAAAAGACCCGTAGGACGTCCCACTAAATACTCAAAAGAGATAATGGACGATCTATTAGTGTATTTAAAGAGGGGATACAGCTTAGAAGCAGCAGCTTATCAATGTGGGATAGGAGCTAGAACTTTATTCGATTGGAAGCGTGACAATAAAGAGTTTTCGCAGTTCATTGAAGAACATAAGCCAGCTGCCTTGGTTTTTTGGGAAAACAAGCTGTTAGCCGCAGCAGATGATCCTAAATCGGGGAATACTCAGCTGATCTCATTGGCTGTAAGGAATAGGTCTAAGTCGGCTTCTGGCTGGATGAATGATACGCAGAAGGTGGAAGTCACTGGAAAGGACGGAAGCCCGATTGCAGTGGAGGAAACCTTCAAGATTGATGTAAAGAAGTTTGACGCAGACCAAAGGGCAATGCTCAAGGAGCTTATCCTGTCGGCAAAGGCGGGGGCAGGAAATGAAGATGACGATGAAGAAGAATGATGCCGTATTCCTGTCAAAGGCCAGCTATCATACGTTTGGCTGGCTCAAGCGTCCAGAGTATGACAGCGATGCTGGCTATGCCTATGAAATGCCCAACGGCGACCTGTTATTTACAGATGACCCACGCCACCAATATGGACTGACACTAGAAATTTGGATGGATAAGGCAAGCGGGGAGAAGTTCTGCACCCTGCCAAAGAAACGGCAAATCAACGATGCAAGACCTTGACAGCTACATAAAGACGCTGATTACGGAATACCCCGATCAAACCTTGCAGGAGATTGAGAAGGAAGACTGTGAGGAAAGCCTTTATGAGTTTCTGACCAAAGCGTGGAAGTACATTGACAGCTCGCCATTCGTGGATGGGAATTGCATTGAGGCGGTTGCCGAGCATCTGATGGCTGTGACTGATGGTCAGATTAAGAAACTAGTCATCAACATTCCCCCACGCTGTGCTAAGTCCAGCTTAACAAGTGTGGCATGGCCTGCATGGACATGGGCGCAAAGCCAATTGTCTGATACATCGGGACCAGGCGTTCAATTCCTAACGGCATCGTTTGCGCAACAATTGAGTTTGCGTGATAACCTGAAGATGAGGCGCTTGATTACCAGCGAATGGTATCAGAAGCATTGGGGTGATCGCTTCCAGCTCATGCCTGACCAAGCAGCTAAAGGGCGGTTCGATAACAATAAGAAAGGGTCGAGGCTGGCAACGTCTGTGGGCTCGGCTCTTACGGGTGAAGGCGGTAATATTATTATCGTTGACGATCCCAATGCGGCGCAGGAAGCCTATTCTGAGGCTACGATTGAAAGCACGATCGAGTGGTGGACAAGCGCCTTATCAACCCGCCTTAACAATGCCAAGACTGGCGCTTATGTAGTTATTCAGCAAAGACTGTCGGAACGTGATCTGACGGGTTATCTGATGAGTAAGAACTTTGAAGAATGGACGCATCTGTGCTTGCCGATGCGTTTCAGTCCTTCCCGAAGCTATACAACCAGCATTGGTTGGTCAGACTGGAGAACTCAAGAGGGTGAGTTGCTCTGGCCTGAACGCTTCGGGGAGGAAGAAGTTAAGAACCTTGAGACTAACCTCGGCCCATTTGCTGCCGCTGGTCAGTTGCAGCAGTTACCCGTTCCAAAGGGCGGTGGTATCATTGACAGCGATTGGTGGAAGTTATGGGAAGCATCAGAATACCCTCCATTTTCTTATATTGTGGCAGCCTTGGATACGGCATATACGGAAAAGGAAGAAAATGACTTTTCGGCTATGTCTATTTGGGGCGTCTTTGAACATGACATAACAGCCAAATCATCTCGTATTATTGGCGAAGATGGTAGGACGATGCAGGTCGAGCGTAGCTATGGTCAGATGTCGCCACGAGTTATGCTAATCGGCGCATGGCAAGCTCGGTTGCAGTTCCACGATTTAGTAGAGAAAGTACAAAAGACAGCCAAGCAATTTAATGTAGATAAACTGCTTATTGAGGCTAAAGCAGCAGGTATAAGCGTGTCGCAGGAGCTGCGGCGTGTCTATGGAGCGGAGGAGTTTGCCGTCCAGCTGGTAGATTACAAGGGTAAGGGCAAAGATAAAGTAAGCCGCTTATATGCCGTCCAGCATCTATTTGCGGAAGGGCTGGTATTTGCCCCTGAGATGTCATGGAGTACTGAAGTCATTGAGCAAGTCGCATCATTCCCCAAGGGCGCACATGATGACTTGGTCGATACAGTCAGTATTGCTATGAGCCACATTAGACAAACTGGGCTATTGCAAAGGCCAACTGAACTTGCTGAAGAATTAGAAGCTAGTAAGAAAAATTGGGGCAAACCGCCAGTTCCGCTTTACCCAGTCTGATATTTAGTCTATATTATATTTACAGTATATTCATAAGGAGATTGGTATGTTTCGCACTGCTGCAAATCAACAGATATGGAATGATTATAGAGATATACAGAACAAACTTGATGAGTTGTTTTATCAATCCTATCCACGAAAAGATTATGAGAACATTGTTCGTGCATTGTTTAAATGCGCTGAATTGTTTGAAAATATTCTAAATGATTTGAATACTGACGGCATTACTTCTGAAAGGCAGGAGGAAATACGACTGTATCTTAGTATTATCAATGGGCATATCAGAGAAGATAAAGATTATAATGTTCATATTATAAATCAGGAAAATACAGATGATTGATTTAGAAAAGAAATACACCAACAAACGCAATGATGAGATTAAGTTGAGCCATATTGATCGTGGCATTGTTTATGGCTGGGTTAAGCTAGGTATTGATTGGTATTCGCATCAGTGGGATGAGGAGACTGGTAAAGTGTTGTTAAATGCGCCAGATATTAATAATCTTATTGAACTAAAGCCACGCATTAAAAAAACAGTGTGGTTAAATATATATGAATATTGTTTTCTGTGTTGTTCTAGCAAAGAAGAAGCTGATCATTACGATGGTGATGATCGTTTGGCTTGCATAAAAGTTGAGATTGATGTTGAAGAAGGAGAAGGACTATGAGTAAAGAATTAATCGTTAAACGGCTGCGTAATTTTGAACAATGGATTCGTGATCCAAAAAATCAAAATTTCACATTAAGTTCTGATTTATTTGACGAAGCCGCTAATCGCATTGAGGAACTGGAATCATCTCTGTGGAACAATATTACCAATATTACTAAACCACAAATTCAAGAACATCACGAAACTATGCGTGATCGCTTTGCCATGGCAGCACTTACATCTTTCAAAACTAACGCTGACGTGTGGCATCAAGCTGAACGTGCTTATGAAATCGCTGATGCAATGATGGAAGCACGATTGAAAAGGATTAAATGATGGGAACATTTGAGGATTTATTGGATAAATATATTCTTAAAATTGCTGTAGGTATAATTGTTATTTCTGTAATTGCAGTAATTTTTGGATGTATAGGTCATATTGCTCAAGTAAACAAATATAATCAACAATGCTTAGATGATGGGCATAAAGAATACGAGTGTTATGCTATTTTGCATACGAGGCGGTAAAATTATGTCTGGGTATCAATCAAAAAAGTTTCTGACCAATCGTGGTCGTAGAAGAATGGCTATATTCCAGCATGACCCTGAGTGTTCGCAGGAATGCTGTGAGGCTATGGTTGGTATCTTTTCACCCCATTATGATGTCAAAATCTTTGACGAAAGCCAGTTTAATTTCAGCACCTTAAACGGCGTTGATGTTGTGGCATTTGGGGGAGGCATAGGGGATGCTGATAAGTACTATGATTTTTTTAAGAGACGGGAAGGGAACATCATTGCTGAGTATGTAGCCAGCGGTGGTTGCTACCTTGGCATTTGCATGGGTTCTTACTGGGCTGGAAGGAACTATTTTGATCTTTTGGCAGATCTTGAACCAGTCCAGTATATCAAACGCCCCGACAGCGACATTAGAAGGTCGTACAGCACCATTGCTGATGTGTTCTGGTATGGTGGTAGCCTCCAGATGTTCTTCTACGATGGGTGCGCCTTTGAGGGCGTTGGTATTGCTGAGGTAGTTGCGCGGTATGTAAACGGCGATCCTATGGCAATCATTCAGGGGAATGTCGGCCTAATTGGCTGCCATCCTGAAAGCCAGCAGAATTGGTATGACAAGAAATACCTTGCCAAGCATTGGCACAATGGCGAACATCACAAGCTTTTGTTGGATTTTGTAGCCAAGCTTGTTGAAGGCGCAAATCAGTGATACGGATTTAGGTCGGTGGTCTGACCAGTGTGCAGCTAATCAGACCACAAACTATGCTTAGTGACCTGCCAGTCCCTAACATAGCAATAATACATGATAAGCGGCAGCACGACAATAGTTTACTTAGGAGTCTAACTATGCCCTATATATTATATATTATATATAATACTACTATATTAACCATTGAGTATATAACTACTACTATACAGTACTATATAACTATTCTTATCCATTCCAGAGAGAATATATTATATATATTATACTTACCTAAGAGTATTTATAATTACCTAAGAGTATTATATATCTATAATAAATATAATATATATAATTACATATAAGGGATATTGCCATGTTTGATATACAATTACGCGACTACCAGCTTGAAACCATTGATGCGCTAAGAGAAGCGATTAAATCGGGCAAACGCAGACCAGTTGTTCAAGCGCCTACAGGATCAGGAAAGACTGTGATGGCTGCCTCAGTCGTTCGTCTGGCTCGGGAAAACAACGGACGTGTTATTTTCTGCGTTCCCGCAATTAGCTTGATTGACCAGACTGTCGAGAGATTTATCCAAAACGGAATCCCTGCCAACGAGATTGGCGTTATTCAAGCCGACCATGAACTGACTAATCCGAAAGCGCAGGTGCAAGTGGCATCGGTTCAAACACTTATGCGCCGTCAGCTTAGGTTATTCGATATTGCCATCATTGACGAATGCCATGTGACGTTCGAGTTTTACAATAAATGGTTCGCAATGCCTGAGTGGCAGGACATACCGATCATTGGCCTAACCGCAACGCCATGGGCGAAGGGTATGGGCAAGATCTGGGATGATCTGATTGTTTGCACAACAACTCAAAAGTTAATCGAACTTGGGCATCTGTGTGATTTTAAGGTATTTGCGCCAAGCCATCCCGATCTGCGCGGT